TGTGTTTGCTCGCACGAACATCATCCATCAAATCGGCGTTCTTGTTTCTGTGTTTCCCGGGATTCCGTGAAGAACCAAAAAAATGCCCCGAGCATGTCGGGGCATTGGTCAGGCGGGCTGTTTTGGGGTTGCGCCGTTCAGCGACGAACCTCTGTCGCGTTCGGGCGGTTCTTCAGGTTCTTGTCGGCCTTGTAGCGCAACGCAACGTCCGGCACCGAACCGCTCTTGCCGGTCTCGACCCAGTTGCGGATACGGCTGGCGTCGGCGAAGTGGGTGAACTTGCCGAAGGCGTCGAGGATCACCAGCGACACCGGGCGGTTGCCCATGCTGGTCACCAGCACCAGGCAGTGACCGGCCTGGTTGGTGAAGCCGGACTTGGTCAGCTTGATGTCCCAGTTGGCGCGGTTGATCAGGTGGTCGGTGTTGGAGAAACCCAAGGTGTAGTTGGGCTTGCGGAACGCCACGGTCTTTTCCTTGGTGGTGCTCAATTGGCTCAGCATCGGGAATTTGCGCGCGTAGGCCAGCAGCTTGCTCAGGTCCCTGGCGGTCGACACGTTATGGATGGACAGGCCGGTAGGTTCGACGTAATGGGTGCTGGTCATGCCCAGCGCCTTGGCCTTGGCGTTCATCGCCGCAATGAAGGCTGCGTAGCCGCCCGGGTAGTGGTGAGCCAGGCTCGCGGCGGCGCGGTTTTCCGAGGACATCAGGGCGATCAGCAACATCTCCTTGCGCGGCATTTGGCTGCCGATTTTCACGCGGGAGAACACGCCTTTCATTTCCGGCGTGTCGGTGATGTTGATGTCTATGTACTCGTCCATGTTCTGCTTGGCTTCCAGCACGATCAACCCGGTCATGAGCTTGCTCACGGAAGCGATCGGCACCACCACGTCCGGGTTGCTGGAATAGATGACTTTGTTGGTTTGCAGATCGACCAGCATGGCGCTGCCGGAAGCGATTTGCAGTTTTGAGGTGTCACGCGGGGCCAGGGTGGTTTCGGCGGCGTGCGCAAAGGTGCCGGTGAAAGCAAATAAAAGGCTGACGAGAGAGAGACGAATTTTCACGCGGATGAACTCGCTAAAAAAAGTAAGAAATACCGTTCTGCAACGGGCTTTATGAAAAATGACGTTACATTTTAGGAGTATGGATCAGAAAACGATAGAGAGCCTTTAAATAAAGGCTGTAAGACGATGATTGGTTAGGCTTGTACCAATTCTGTACCAATCAAGGACTGTTCTAGCTTCCCAACTTCCGACCAGTCACTTGTTGATGACAGCCATTTTGCGTAAGTCGTCAGCAGAACCTGGATGCTGTGCCCAAGCTGGCCTGCGATGAATGCGGTGTTCATCCCCGCCATCAGGCACATAGTGGCATAGGTGTGACGGCAGTTGTACTGCGGGCGCGGGCGCAACTTCAGTGCGGCCAGCGCCTTTGCAAACTGATGGCTCGTTTGCGACGGCCGGCAGATAAACTCGTTTCCGCCAGATGGCGGGAACACATATTGAGATTCGTTCTTAATCCTCCTTCGCTGCGCACTGCGTTCCTTAGTGATTACCTTCGCCCGCTCCAGGGCATTGATCGCTCGGCTATTCAGCATCACAGTTCTTGCGTACTTGGTCTTGGTGCGCTCTTCCACAACCCCGTCCACGACGATTCGGCAGACGTGCGCCACGCGCGTCTCCATGTCGATCTCATCCCAGCGCAATGCCGCTATCTCGCCTGTCCTCATCCCACTGTAAAAAGCGAATTCAAAGTAGGCGGCAAATATTTGCACGCCCGGCTTTTTGAAGTTCGCATACATCCACGCGATGATCGATGCTGCCTCGCTCGCAGAAAACGGGTCGACTTGTTTTTTCGCTCTCTTCGGGAGTTTGATCGGTGCCGCAGGGTTACGGTCAATGAGCTCATCCTGCACCGCCGCCTTGAGAAGAGAGCTCACTCGGGCAATCGACTCGCGCTTTATCGACTGGGTCTCCCAGACGGTTTCGCTGATGATTCTGCGCAGAACCATGGTGGTGATTGCCGTGATCGGGAGCTGGCCAAGCCATGGCATCCAGTAACTGTTGATCGTTGCGCGATAGTTTCTGCGTGTGCCGGGCACGATCTCCAGGCTATTGATCCAGGCCTGGGCGTACTCGCCGAACGTCATCACCAGTGAAATGGGCATATAGCTGGAGTTCGGGAATAGTTCAGTGTATCGCTGATCATCCAGAACCCCATGCTTTGCCAGGCTTATTACTTGATCGCGTAGATCGGCTGCCGCTTTAATCCCTTTTGGTGTTTGTGGGTGTGCGAGAGTCTCGCAGCGTCGCTCGCCTCGCCAGGTGAACCGAATGCGAACGGACTGGCCAGCGAATTCAACTCCGGTGGGCAGGCCCATTGGCTTTCTAGCCATGCTTCATATCTCCTGATGCTATAAAAAATCCGGTTATCTATCTTGTTCCACACACCTTCGGGGATGACCCCGCGGTCTCGCTTGCCTTCCAGCGCCCGCTTGGTGGTGCCGATGATCTCGGCCATCCGAGCCTCCGGCACCTTGTCGAGCTGGAAGGGCTCCTGGGCTTTCTGTGGGTCTGACATGGGAATACCTCGCCCGCCGATCACCGGCAGGCATGTAGGGGGATTGGGGTTAGGGGGGGGCTTTACTGAATTTTGCCGGTTAGGCGTTCAAGCCAGGTCAAGCGGCGCGGAAGATGCTCGCGATCGTCAACCTCAATTACTACGTAAGCGCACCGGTCGAAGGTTTCCTCGCGCTGTTGCTTGAGCCAGCAAGCCTCTTTCTCTGCCTCTTCGGCATTGGCGACCTGCAACTGGTGCACGTCGAATCCTTTGCTCTCGACGTGCCACCCGTGGATGACGGCGATAAACCGGCTCATGGCCTCGGCCCCTTGTAGATGAAGACGTAGGCGAACCAGAGGGTGGCGATCATGGCGTCACCCGGAGTGCCCATTGGACATACGGGCCATCATCCGTATCGAAGATCCCCATCAGGAACCACTCCGGCCCAGGCGATTCAGGATTCCATGCGATACACGCGGCATCCTCATCCGGAAGATCGTAGGTCTCGTCACCCGAGTGCCAGCCTTTCAGCTCAAGACCTTGCTCTTTGGTCCACGCAATGTAGGGCGCAGGGTCCTCACCGCCACCGAAGCTCGGAATGTCTGGGTGATACCACCAACCGTCGCTGTCTCGCTCTACGGCCGCCGGCTGGATCAAAACAGTTTCTTCAGGCATGACTTCGTCCTTGCCGCTATAACGGCTGACTTGGGAGGGGAGCGTAATGTAGGGTTGAATTGAACACCGACAGTTTTTGCCGGTATATTGAGGTTTTTGAAGGCTGAGTAGATGCGATGAAACTTTATCACTACACGGATGTAAATGCAGTTAAGTCCATTCTTGAGAGAAAAAAGATTTGGTTAACTGATGTTAGATTCCTGAATGATGCTGAGGAAATGAGTGAAGGGTTTAAGATCGTAATTAAATACTTAGAGTATCAGGTCGAAAAATTTCCTGATCGGCATGAGCAGTTTTATAGGGCTGTAGAACATATCAAAGGATCAATCATGTTTAGAGAGGGGTACGGGCTGGATAGGCGACCAGTATTCGTATCATCTTTTAGTCAGTCGAGGGATTTACTGAGTCAGTGGCGTGCTTATGGTGCATATGCTATTGAATTCGATGCCGATATGTTTCCATTCTCCCTATCAGAATGTCTTTATGATGATGATGAAAAAAGCGATGAGGCAGCCAACGTCTCCTTGGAATGTGCGCTAATTATGGCGCAGAGCATGCAGGAAAATGACGGCTATCTTGATGAAAAAGGTTGTGAGGCGTTTTCAAGAATAATTGGTCTTGCTGCAACAATGAAACATGCTAGTTTTTCCGAAGAGCGTGAATATCGCATCGTCCTAGGGCACGATATAGATCCCGACATAGAAGATGGGTTAGACGTTTCATTTCGCTCCAGGGGGAATTTGCTAGTTCCATACATAGAAGTGTCAATTCCTGTGGAAAGCATTAAATCAATAATGGTCGGTCCGATGAGAGATCAGGAGCTTGCATATGCTTCGATGAAAGCCTTTGTAAATAAAATAAACTTTGACTCATTCGATCAAGAAATCTTTTCTCTGCATGATATCGATGTTGTTAAATCCTCAATCCCTTATCGCGCCCCATAGATGAATCGTTAGCCTAAGTAAATATCAAGGTTAAGTCCGGAGAGGCGAAAAAATGGGCTGTTGAGGTAGATGCGCTTCATGACGCCACCTGTAGCTGTTCTTGGCGCAGCGCCTGTTGTACTGCCTCGACAACCCTACGCAGGTACGTGAACTTGTGGTTTTCTTCGACAGCCTTGCCATCGAGCGGGTAGTGCCATTCCTCGCCGAATAGCTCGGTCAACAATCTGCTCTGGTGCCAGCATTCGTTCGGGCTCTCGATACTGCGCAATGAGTCGATGTCGTGCCAAAGCTCGCGGGCCTCGCTCTTGCTCAGCTCGCCCAGCTCCCATTCGTGGCGCCCGGTCTGTTGCCGGCGGCGCTGGACGATGCACTTCTTGGCCAGGGTGTGCAGCGCCTCTCCGCTGAACACGGTTGAGCTGATTCCACGATCCAGGCAATTCAGGACATAGTCCCAGCTGCAGTTCGTGACGAACTCGGCAACGGTGCGTGGTCCCATGCCTCCCCAGTAAGCGTTCCAGCTACTGTCCCAGCAGTTGATGGTGATCTTGCCCTGGGCGGTCTGGTAGTTCGGATCGGATTCGGTCGGGCAGTCGCGCCGGCCGAAGTCCTCTAGGAAGACGGTGATCGGGTCCAGCCGTGGCGCGCCGGTGATGACCAGCTTTGTGACTGTCGAGCGTTCCACCTGCAGTGGCGTGGCGATTTGGTTTTCTGTAGGCATGGGGAGTCCTTGCCGGGCCATGCCCGGGTAGTGGGGAGCAATTGGTAATTGGACGTCAGACTAAAATATGCATTAATGGCCTATTGATAGCCGGGCGATGGGATGAAATGAAAAAAAATCAGGAAACGACGGCCGCAGCAGAGCGCTTAGAAGACAACGGCTTAAGCAAAACTGCGCGAAAAAAATGTTTCGTTGTGACGCCAATAGGTGGCGGGGATTCTCCTACCCGTCGAGCGGCTGACGGCTTGATCAGTTCGGTAATAAAACCGCTGCTCGCAGATTTGGGCTTTGATGTTTTTGTTGCACATGAAATTTCAATAACTGGATCAATATCAAGGCAAGTAATTGAGCATATTTTAGAAGATGAGCTCGTGATAGCGAATTTGTCAGAGCTCAATCCGAACGTTATGTATGAGCTTGCTGTTCGACATTGTACTGGTCTGCCGGTCGTTGCTCTCGCCGAGTCTGGCACTCGATTACCTTTCGATATATCTGATGAAAGGACCGTTTTTTATACTAACGATATGCGAGGTGTTTATGAGTTGACTCCTGCGCTTCGCTCTGCGATATCGGACGTTTTGGACCGCGGAGAGACAGATAATCCAATTTCACGCGTTCAAAAAAATCGAGTGCTCATGGATAATCTCGATCAGGGCGATGCTAAGACTATTCTTATTGAACGACTCGATAATATCGAATCTCTTTTAAGAGAATCGCGCTTTTCTCGAGGCGCTGATTCTGCTAAATCGGTGCTCTATACAGTTAGGGCGGAGTTTGATGGCAGCAAAAAAACTATCACCGATTTTGTTGACAAACTTACAAAAGAGCGCGGCTTTGTTTCTTGCGAATTTGATACTGGTGGTGGCTCAAGTTCTGATAGTACGATGATCATAAGGTTCTCTTCTTCGCCTGACACCCAGCGCCTGTTCTCAATTGCTAATGCTGCAGGTCTGACATCGTTTATTCTAGGGCTGTGACAAACAGAATTAGAATCGCTCTCATGAAGTTCATTACGATTTTTAGTTAGGCGATTTCCTCGCCGGCTGGCGTGATTCGTTGATATGGGGTATTTGTGGGTTGTTGACCGATGGATAATTGTTTTTTGAGGGCTGGATATGCCTAACAGTTTTGCTTCGAAAGGCTTTTTGTCTCCAGATATAGAAGATTTCAAAGTCTCAATAAAAGCGCAATATTCGGATGACTTTGAGAAAGCTGCTGCTTTGTCCGAGCGCGCACATAAGCGATTGTTGAGTTTGCCGATGGAAGAACAAACGGCGCAAGTTCTAGCGGCAATTGTTTTTACGGAGCGCTCCATACGCGGCTGCCAAGGGGCGATAATTCTGTGCGAGTCAGGTCTTGTCCAAGAGGCCCAGGTATTGGTTCGAACTGCGACGGAAACTTTGTTTGCTGCTTCAGCGTTAGTTGCGGATGACAAAGTTTACGATCGAATGGCTCGTGCGAGTGATCATGAGGATTTGCTACAAGCAAGAGGCATGATGAAGTCTCCCTGCTCCGATTTTACGGCGGAGCATATGGCTGCACTCGAGGAAGTTGTTGAGAGAGCTGAGGGGAATGCAGCAAAATACCCAATTTACGAAGCCGCAAAAAGTGCAGGACTTCTGCCGATGTATGAAACCTTTTATCGAGGGCTCTCAGCACTGGCCAGTCATGCAACATTCCGTTCGCTCGATAGATCTATCACTGATGACGGGAAAAACTTAACAATCACTATGGGGCCGACTGACAAGCAGCTCACTTTTACTCTTGGTACAATCTGTACATGCCTTTCCGAGTCTATTAAGTGCCTCAATAGAATTTTAGAGAAAATTCAACTTGATGCTTGACCTGCTTGCTGCAAGTCCTCGACGAAATAAGTGGATTCTCTACGGCTCCTTGCCAGTTTTGGCGAAGCTCTCAAGCTGGCGCGACTGTTTTTCTGTGATAACGATTTCAGGTCGCGACATGCTGGCGAAGCTCTGCGACTCTTCGGCTGACGCTGCTGCCAAGTTGATCAGGAGCGTCGACACCGTCTCCTGCCATTCCTCGAAATCGTGGCGCTCGCCCAGCACCTGAAGTGCATCATCGAGCGCTTTCGAGACAATCAGCGTTCGCTTCTCGGCGCCGATCCTGTCGAGCAGCGCTTTCTCTTTCGCGCGCTTGTCCCGCTGCATCTGCGCGTTGTTCTTGGCCATTGTCTACCTCTTCGATTCCACTTGCCGGGATTGCCAGCCATGTAGGCCGGCGCCGCGCGGCGGTGATCTTGCTGATGCGCCTCATGGGGTGTCGGCGAACTTGACGTCGTTCTCTTGGGCGATAAGCGGGACACGCCTGGACGCTGCTTCGAACTGCATTGCGAGGTCGTGAGCAGCCTTATAGGCCTGGCGGAAGGCGCGAGTCTTGCGAGTGGTGAGGTCGACGATCTGGAACATGCCGACGCTTTCGCCCGTTACCTGATAGCGCACCGGTTTTTGCGGCATTGGTCGATCAATGCGACCGAAGAACGCGGCTCGCGCGGCGTTGGTTTGTTGCAGCAGCACACCGAGTTCGTCGATGCGCTCTTGAAATGATGGATGCATGGCTGATCCCTCGGTGTGGTTTGCATTTATTCGTCAGCAACCTGACCGCCTGGTCTGTGCCGGTGGGCCCAGGGGAGGGTGCTGACGGATAAAGGCGAGGCGTAAAAAAGCCCGGTCACGCTACTGGCGTCAGACCGGGGTATTGCGTCAGCGGTGTGGCCCGTTGCCCGCTGCTGATTGCAGGGCTGGCCGGTCGTCTTCGTGGGTGGGCGGCGAGCTTCCTCCTCACGGCGTCAAACAGCATCTGTTCGCCATGGATCACAGGTCCTTACAACATGCACGCTACAGCTCTAAATGCCCGATTGAGTGGGGCAGGGTGCATGAGGTCCGGCGTTCCCAGCCGAGGCTATCGGGACCGCTAATTCGATTCGGTGTCTCTCCCTTCTGCCGCTGGGATTTGCGGGGCGCATTGCTTGCCGGGTCACTCACTCAGTTCTGGCGTTTCACCATCGAGCAGCCGTCCAGGTTGTTCCTGTCGTTGGCAGGCTTTCGGGCCTGTCTGCTCGCCGGTCGCCGGTAGAGGCAATGCGGTCTGTTGCTTGTTGCGCTGGCTGTTAAAGAGCGGTGGGCTTCGTGTGCTTGCTTAGAAGCACAAGTAAGCTTGCATTAATAAAAGCATGCTTGTTATTTGAATGCAAGCACGCTTGTGTTTATTTTTATTACTGTATGTATATACAGTATTGTAGGGTTGGTGGTTATGGCTAAGCAGAAGGGAAGCCCGGCGCAATCGATGCGGGCAGAGATGACGGGTCTGGAACGACTGGGTCTAAGGGTGTCGTCGATGATCAATCACCCAGTCGCGCAGGCGCAGCGATGGGTGACGATTCATCGCCTGGACACTGACGGGGATCGGGAGTGGGAAGCGGTGCTAGGCATGATCGCTGATACGAACGAACTGGAGCTCACACTCAATGACGACGGCAGCGTGACGGTGAGGTGGGAGCAGCAGGAAGTGGAGAACGCGGGAAGGGGAGAGGCTGAGTTTGAGCTGGAAGAGGAGGTTGCGCCTTTCTGACATTCGAAGCCGAGCCCGCCGAGGCGGCGGGCTCGTCGTAACTATTGTGCTGTCTCTTTTTGAAGGCTTTCGAGAAGCTCTTCTTTCGAGGAGGATGACAGAGAGGCGCGCTGAGTTTTCAGCTGGTCTAGTAAGTAGTCATTGCTGATTTCAAACTCATCAAAAATGGTTGGCCATGTTTTAATATAGGTTTTTATTTTGTCGTCACTTGTTACAAGACCAGGCTCGCCGTACAGTTGCGAAGTTTTCAGCCTGCTGTGGATAGAATAGGCTTCTTTAGAGATGTTGCGCCCTACTAAAATTAATTCAAATCTCGTTAGGTCGCTGTTAAATTCAGGGTAGTGACTTAAAATCGATGCGTATTCATCAAGTTGCTGCAGATGTTTGTTGTTCAGTGATACCCCTGGGCGCTTGATCTCGACTATCACACATCTGAAAAATTTACGGCCCCTTGCATCGAGTTGTAATTTTTTTCGAATTAAAAGTAAATCTACTTGTCGATTCGCGCCGTCGACCTCTACATCGCTGGCTAAATCCTCGATAGTAACCTCATCGATGTTTTTTATTTTAGAACGTAGGTTTTTTGCCGTGTTTGTGAACGTGTCCTCTTCCGCTCCGAGTATTTCGTAAGCGGCGCCAAATAGCCAAGTGTTGTTTTCAATAACCTTTTGTAAATCAGGAGTCTCTAGGATGTCTTTGTAATGGACATTCATGATTTCCTTAAGCTGGCTAACTGCCGACTCGCGATGCTGCAATAATTCAATCGTTTGGATGATGTTATCGAGCTTTGTCTTCTTTAGCTGACTTGCAAGCTGGGTCATGGCTGCGGCATCCAGATTAAGTACGCTTTCGAGTACATCGAATATGCCACTATTTTCGTTTGAAACTGACAATCTGTCTAATAATCTTATAATCAGTCTGCGCTGGGTTTTATTACCGCCGACGAATAATTTTGGTTCTCTAATTAGTACGGCTTTGACGATCTCTTTAACATGAGATAAGCGCCATGTGGACTCACTATGGTTAAGTCCCTCATAACTTGGAAAGTCACCAGCTTTTTCAAAAGCGTCAATTTGCTCTTGTGCTTTACCTACTAGGAATTCTGCATAGCAATGCCTTAAGAACGCATTTAAATCTCTAATGAGTAGCCGGAAATCCTCGGATGTCAAGAAAGAACTAAAGGGCTCGCATAAACTATCATCTTCTTTAATATAACGCTCAAGAAAAGAGGATTTGATAAAAACTGAAGTATAATAGTCTCTTTTCTTGTTTAGGCTGCTGTACTGCTTGTAAATCGTTTTCAACTTGCTGGATATGAAGTACAGATAAGATTTTTCCGTGCCAGGCTTCTCATCCCACTGGACTAGGTCTACGTCAAATATTGCAGAGTTTGTTTTGATGGCAAGTGAGGTTTTTGTGTGCGATTGCGGTAGGATTTTAATGCCATTTATAGTGATTGTTTTTTCCGGCATCAGCACAAGGTGCGGTCCGAATTCTTTGCTAAACTCTTTTATTAGAAAACTGTCAGTTGGGAGGTTTTTTTCAAAGTTTGTCAGAGTGACGCATGTACCAGACTTAAAATTCGAAAGCAGACCGTGCTGCTCATCTGGCTGAATGGTTCTGCCATCAACTGCGCTTAGATTACTACTCAGCACTACAATTCGAGCATCATTTCCCTCAAAGCGAGTAAACCATTTCGCACTATGACATATTTTGTGAAATGCGAGTCGACCCCGTCCCTGAGATCCATGAGAGTCGAATGAGTCCTTTTTTAATGAGTCATTGAATCTGCGAAAGTTTTCGTCTGGCTTATCAATGTTAATGCCAGTACCATTATCTAAAATAGTAACGGAAACAGTTCCACCTATTTCCGTACTTTCAATGTCGATCTGGACGGTTGTTGCTCCGGCGTCTAGGCCGTTCCAAACAAGTTCAGCGAGTGCTTGCCAAGGCTCAACATTCTTGAAGTGTTTAGTGATGCCACTGTGCGTGATGGTGTTAGATCCAGAAAAGTCTCGGGCGACAAAGTCCATGGTCAATTGATCATCCTCAGTATTAGCGCCCGTTTAGCGCAGGTATTTCAGCATTTAGATTTAATGAGCATTCCACACCGGAAGCTCCCGCGCCTGTATGTAGATCTCGTTACGCATCACGCAAAATCTTTCCCGCCTTCACATCTTCCGCATGCCTTGTCAGCCGATCCTCATCCGCATGAAACACCGTGCACATCTTCAGCACGGCCTGGGCGTCTGCCTCATTCCCTGCCAGGCTGAGCCGCTCAGCAATCCTTATCAGCTCTACAGCTGACCACTTGAGGTCGGAGGCAATACCTTGCAAATCGCGCTTTAGATCTTGGTTTGGATTGGTCAGAGACATCGCGTCACACCGGTTGTCCGTTCCACACGTAAAGCACGCGAGCCAGGATGTGGGTATCGTCCACTCGGATATCCTCTGGGTCGTGGTGCTTGTTGTCCGAGATCATCTTGAAGCGGTCTTTGCCTTTCTTCTGCAAGCGCTTCACGTACAGCATCTCGTCGTGCGAGAAGAGGTATATGCCATCCCCGGTGAATTCCCTGATCGTGATGTCCACCAGCAGTGGGTCCCGGTCCTTGATGGTGGGTGCCATCGACTGACCCCACCCGGTTATCATCTTGAGGTGGAAGTGTTCTTTAAACGTGAGGCCGAGGTCGCGTAGATGCTTGGGGCTGACCCTGATGTCCTGGAGCATTTCCGGGTACTCGTGCGGGATCTGCCCGCCGCCCATCGCGGCGCGCACGTCGTAGTGGGCAATCCACACCTCGTCACCGACTTGGCCGGCGCGAGAGAAGTCGACTTTCACTACATTGGTCGACTTCGACTCCAGCGCCACCTCTTCTACTACCTCGGCGATTCGCGCTCGTGCTTCTTCCGACAGACCCCGGCCATGCTTCGCGAGCATCTGCTTGACCAGATCTGCAGCTGACTTATTGCCGGTTTTTGGCTCATTTACGATCTTCCGGCTCGGTGGCTCACCCTTGCCAGATAGTAGCCAATCGACCGTCGTGTCATAGCCTTCAGCGATCGCGACTAGGTTTTCGTTCTTGATGTTGCCGGTGTCGCCTGCAAACCACTGACGAACAGCTTCGTAGCTGACCCCGCAGGTGGTCGCTATATCCCTTTTGAATCCTCGTGGCCCGATCTCAGGCTTTCGCGCTAGGACGAGTTTCGTAATCCGGTCAGTAATTTTCATGCAAGCAATCTACAAGTTAGCTTGGCAAGCATGCTTGCTTAGTAAACACAAGCATGCTTGAATTGCCGTATACCCAAAGGAGTCAGCCATGAATCGTGCCGACGCAATTAAACATTTCAAAGGGATCGCGCCCCTCGCCAAGGCACTCGGCATCACATACGAGGCTGTCCGGCAATGGGGTGAGGAGATTCCTGAGCTACGTCAGTACCAGCTTGAACTTGTAACCGACGGCCAATTGAAGGCCGACAAAAAGAAAGCCGCTGCACAAGCTGTCCTTGTAATTGATCTGTTGTGCAAATGATCGCCGTACTTGGTGACCGATTCCACGGAAACAAATTTGAGGTTTTACGAATGGAAGATTTCTTGAGGGCTTGCCACACCACCATCAAGGAAAGTGGGGCAGAGGGGCTGGCAGGGAAAATGTGCATGGCTCACGTGAGCCTTCTGCAGCGCTCGAACCCGGACAACGCGGCGCACCACCTAACGATTGAGCATCTGTTTGGCGTGCTGCTGCACACACAAGACATGCGCCCCCTGATGGCGCTCACCCAGCAGCAGTTGCTGCAGATCCTCCCGAACGCCGGCCGCCAAGCCGGCGTTTTTGTTCCTGTCCTGAACACGGCAATGAACCGTTATGGCATCGTCGGCACGCCGCGCGCCGCGGCATTCATCGCCCAGGTTGGGCACGAGTCGGGCCAGTTGCGTTTGGTGCGCGAGATTTGGGGGCCGACGGCGGCGCAGGCCGGCTATGAGGGGCGCGCCGACCTGGGCAATACCGTGAAGGGTGACGGTTCCAAGTACCGTGGCCGGGGCCTTATCCAAATCACCGGCCGGGCCAACTACGCCGCGTGTGGGGAAGCCCTGGGCCTGGACCTGCTCAGTAAGCCAGAGCTGCTCGAGCTGCCGCAGCACGCCGCTATGTCGGCGGCTTGGTTCTGGTCTACGAAAGGCCTGAACACGCTGGCGGACCAGGGTGATTTCGTGAAAGTCACCCGCCGCATCAACGGTGGGATCAACGGCCTGGAAGATCGCCTGCAGTTGTGGGACAAGGCGAAAAAGGTGCTGGTATGACGCCCGGGCAGATTCTCGGCACGATCCTGCTGGCGATGGTCGTCAGCGCCGCCGGCACCTGGCAGGTGCAAGACTGGCGCTACGGCGGAAGGTTGGCGGATCAGGCCGGCCAATTCCAGACGGATCTCGGCCTGGTCAGTGCCGCAGCAGCCAAACAGGCGAGCGCCGCGACCGACAAGCGCCTGGCCCTGGAGCAGCAGCTCGCCGGCCAGGACCAACAACACACCAAGGAATTATCCGATGCCCAACGCAATCAGGCTGTTCTGCGCGATCGCCTTGCCACTTCTGATGTCCGGCTGTCAGTCCTCCTCGACGCCGCGGATTCAGCCAATGGCTGCAACGTGCCTGCCACCCCCGGCGCCGTCGGCGTGGTTCATGGAGCTGCGCGAGCCCAACTTGACCCAGCGCATGCTCAACGAATTCTCGCCATCACCGGTGACGGGGACCAAGGATTGATCGCGCTGCGGGCGTGCCAGGCTTATGTCAGGGCAATCTCTCACTGATCATCTGATCAGTCAGGTGTCATAAGCACTGCCAAGGTCAATTTGATAAATTTTTCATTGTTGCCGATTGTTTCCAACGCTCCGCGCACATTTTCGGCCACATCAGTAGAGCCGCGCTGCTCTACCCAGTTCGAGATCTCCATGATGGAGGCTTCGAGGGCCAACTGATTTTCGTAGAGCTTGGAAAGCAGGGAAGGGATCAGGTCTGAGTTCAGCATCGGTGCTCCTCTGGTGGAGTGAACAGCTTAGCAATTGACGCTTGGGAGACCGCTCGAAAGTCATACTTGGTGGTGTCAACTTCGGTGGCGGTTGCAGCCCGCCACCAGTTGCTTCAATCCATCCATGTTATGGATTTTGACGTCACGTCTTGTCACTTCTACTAGGCCATGCTCCCGTAAGTTAGCGATGCCGCGGCATACAGTTTCCAAGCGTAGTCCCAGAAAGGAACCAATTTCGTCGCGACGCATTTTTAAGACAAACTCTCTGGATGAATATCCACGCAAATTTAATCGTTGCGACATGTTCAGCAGAAAAGCCGCCAGGCGTTCATCGGCGTTCATGTTGCCCAGCATCATCAGCATGTCGTGATCCTGAACGATTTGTCGACTGAGTCTCTTATTGAGATTGTGCTGAAGTGATGGAAGCTCTCGAGCAAGTCTCTCCAGTTGAGAGAAGGGTATAGGACAGACTTCGCTATCCTCCAATGCAAGCGCGTTGCAAGCATGCTGGTCTGTGCTGATGGCGTCCAAACCAAGTGTTTCGCCGGGCATCTGGAAGCCGGTGACCTGCTCACGTCCATCGATCGAAAGCACGCTGGTCTTAAAGGAACCAACACGTACCGCATACAGCGAGCGCAATTGATCGCCTGCGTGGTATAGGGCTGCACCTTTTTTGACCTTGAAACGCTGGACGATAAGCCTGTCCAATAGCTTGGCCTCTTCAGCTGACAAGCCAAGCGGCAAGCAAAGTCCTAGTACCGTGCATTGGGCGCATGACACGGTAAGGCGATTAGCAGGATGCAACTGGTTGACTGACATATTAAGCCGCCTTCCGGTGGGGCAAAATTCGCCAAATGTAATTAGAGCTGCGCGAGCGATTGCACCTGAATTATGTATTCAGTTATTGCTATTTGCTAGAGGTTGTGGGTGTAAAGTTATCGACGTTTGAAGGTTCTCCGCTTGACTTATAGTTTTTTGATATATAAGAGCGTTGGCTTATTTGGAAAAGAAATAGCACGCCGCTTGGTTTTGATCAGGCCATTATTATCCTCATGAGTAATATAAAACTCATGTGACGAGGTTGTGCAAGTTAATAGGGTTTGTACAACCTCCTTGGAGATTTTCGCATGGTATCGATCTAGATTGTATGTATCAGCTCGACAGGGAACGCATTTAGCATTTTGCTTATGGTGTCTACGATCTGGAGCCGATTTTAGTTGAGTGCATCCATTCGATATGACTGATTGGTTTTTTGACCATTTAGTGGGTTGTGTTCGGTCGGCAGGACGCCGGGAGGGGATGGGGCTCGTACCAATTTTTGTACCACTGACCGCGTTTCGCTATCAAATAGCAGGTATCCCAAAGTAGGCAAGAGCCCGTATTTGCTGGGTTTGGCTACTTTGGAAAACCGACGAATACCCGAAATTAATATTAGGAGTATGGATCAGAAAACGATAGAGAGCCTTTAAATAAAGGCTGTAAGACGATGATTGGTTAGGCTTGTAGCCCATCGCGGGCAAAAAAAGGGTTCTTCACGGAATCCCGGGAAACACAGAAACAAGAACGCCGATTTGATGGATGATGTTCGTGCGAGCAAACACATCTAAAAAACCGGCGTTCTTATGCGCAATATTAATACTTTCCTTCCTTTTTGGGAGGGCTTTTCTGTCGTTGCGATCAAACCTGACGGCGATGCCCTTCAAATCGATCTGATCCCCCAGGCCACGCGATTTCCCACCTGTGGTGGCTGCCAAAAGC